ATTAACAAATCGTAGTGGGCAGTCACATATGGCTCACGCGATGATTGAGTGGTATGAATAATGCCATTAAAGAAATATCAGAATCCTAAAGGTGGTTTGAATGAAGCTGGTCGTAAATACTTTAAACGAACAGAAGGCTCAAATTTAAAAGCACCAGTTAAGGCTGGCACTAACCCAAGACGAGTGTCATTTGCTGCTCGATTTGGTGGAATGGCTGGACCATTAACAGATGAAAAAGGTAGACCAACAAGATTGAAGTTAGCATTAAAAGCATGGGGATTTGGCAGCAAAGAAGCAGCCAAGAAGTTTGCAAATACACATAAGAAAGATTAATTATGGCAGAAATGATGAGATTATCCGCAGAGGATGTTTTAAAACGACACGATAAAGCACTCACTAAAAAAGAGGACTTTAGAAACTTATACGAAGAATGTTATGAGTTTGCATTGCCACAACGTAATCTTTACGATGGCTATTATGATGGTAAAACATCTGGCCAGAAAAAGATGAATCGTGTATTTGATGCAACAGCTATTAACTCTACACAAAGATTTGCTAATCGTATGCAATCTGGTATATTCCCACCACAACGTAAATGGTGCAGATTAGAGCCAGGCACAGATATTCCAGAAGCAAGAAAACAAGAAGCACAAGCAGCGCTAGATGTGTATGCAGATAAGATGTTTGCTGCATTAAAGCAATCTAACTTTGATATTGCTATTGGTGAATTTTTACTTGATTTATCTGTAGGCACAGCTGTGATGATGGTGCAACCAGGTGATGATATTAATCCAATTAACTTTATTCCTGTGCCACAATTCTTAGTATCATTTGAAGAAGGCGCTAATGGTCAAGTAGACAATGTATATAGACGTATGCGTCTTAAAGGCGAGTCTATTATGCGTCAATGGCCAGATGCAAATATTCCAGCAGACTTACAAAAGAAAATAGATCAAAAGCCAACAGATGAATTAGATTTTATTGAGGCTACTATTTTAGATCAAAAGCGTGGTGATTTCTGTTATCACGTTATTCATAAAGAATCTAAGACTGAATTAGTCTATAGACGAATGAATACTAGCCCATGGATTGTATCACGCTATGCAAAAGTAGCTGGTGAAATCTATGGCCGTGGTCCGTTAATTACTGCATTACCAGATATTAAAACACTTAATAAGACATTAGAGCTTGTATTAAAGAACGCATCATTAGCAATCTCTGGCGTTTATACAGCAGCAGATGATGGCGTATTAAATCCTAATACAGTTAAGATTGTTCCTGGCGCTATTATTCCTGTAGCACGTAATGGTGGCCCACAAGGAGAATCTCTAAAAGCATTGCCAAGAGCTGGCGATTTTAATGTATCACAAATCATTATGAATGATTTACGTATGAGCATTAAACGTATATTACTAGATGAGTCTTTACCACCAGACAACATGTCAGCACGTTCAGCTACGGAAGTGGTAGAAAGAATGAAAGAATTATCACAAAATCTAGGATCGGCTTTTGGCAGACTTATTAACGAAACTATGATTCCATTAGTCACTAAGATACTATCAGTCATGGATAGTCGTGGTATGATTAACTTGCCATTAAAGGTTAATGGACTTGAAGTCAAGGTGTCAGCAGTAGCTCCACTTGCTATGGCTCAAGCTATGGAAGATGTGCAGAACGTATTGCAATATGCACAGATCGCTCAAGGCGTAGGACCACAAGGTCAATCTATGGTTAAAATAGATTCTATGTTAGAGTTTATTGCAGAGAAGTTAGGTATACCACAACGCATACTTAATACAGCAGAAGAACGTATGATGATTCAGCAACAACAAATGCAAATGGCTGCTATGGCAGCTCAAGCAGCACCAGAGCAAGTTCCAGAGATGGTTAAAGGTGCTATGCAACAAGGAGCTATGTAATGGCTGGATGGGAAGATTTAGAACAAGGATTGCCACTAGATGTTAGAGATGTTAATCAAGCTAGAGAAGATTTAGATAGATTAGCATTGCGTGTATTAGGTGGTGACGATGGAAAGAAGTTAATGGATTGGTTACGCCAATCTGTTTTAGAGCAACCAGTTGCCTTGCCTGGTAGCGATTCTAGTTATGCTTACTACCGAGAAGGTCAGAACAGCATAGTCAGAGATTTAGAAGCAAGGTTAATTCGTGCAAGGAAAATCAAATGACAGACGACGTAATCGAGCCTAGCAGCTCTGAGGAAGTTTCTCAAGACTCTGGCCTACTCGATAATGTAAATGTAGAACCAGCAGCAAACACAGATCCAAACGCAACAGCAATATCACATCTTGATACTCCAGAGGATGATGATGGCCCATTAGAACGACCAGATTGGTGGCCAGAAAACTTTTGGAAAAAAGATGATTCAGAACCAGATCTAGAAGCGATTGCAAAATCATGGACAGATCTTCGTAAGCAAATCTCACAAGGTAAACACAAAGCACCAGCAGATGGTAATTATGACTATTCAGCTTTTGGTAATACACCAGAAGATGATCCTGTTCGTGGCCATGTAGCAACATGGGCTAAAGAACATGGTGTTAGCCAAGCTGCATTAGATGACTTAGTAAAGCCTATTGTAGAGATGAATGCTAACTTAGCACAAACATCTACATTCAATGTAGAGCAAGAGCGTAAATCTTTAGGCCCTAATGCTGATGCTAGAATTAAAAGCATTGTGCAATGGGGAACAGGCTTAGTTCAAAAAGGTGTATGGAGTAAAGACGACTTTGAAGAATTCAAGTTTATGGGTGGAACAGCTAAAGGGATATCTGCTTTAGAGAAACTTCGTGGTGCTTATGAAGGCCGAGTGCCAACAGATAGCTCTCCAGAAGGAAATGCTCCAACAAAAACTGAACTTTATCAATTGGTCGCTGATCCAAGATACCAAACAGATAAAGCCTTTAGAGAGAAAGTAGAGAAGCAATTCCAAGAAGCTTTTGGTTAAAACGCAAGTAACTTCAAATAGCCCCCTTGATTGGGGGCTTTTTTTTGCATTTTACACAAAACACTTGCACATTTTTGTAAATTGTGTTAAAAATCCTCCAAGGCTAATTGCATTCGCAACCCTTCACACAAGTAGCGTCTTGTCGGCTGGCTATCGTAAATAGCAAGCAACGGCCCAGAACGTCTGGCTAACCAAAGCGATAAACTTTATTTTTTATCAATTCTAGGAGAATAACATGGCTATTGGATTATCTAATGCTTTTGTAACCCTCTTTGATGCCGAAGTTAAACAGGCTTACCAAGGTAAGGCACAGTTAGTTGGTGCAGTTCGCCAAAGACGCGGCGTTGAAGGATCAGTAGTAAAATTTCCTAAAGTAGGCAAAGGTGTTGCTACTTTAAGAGTTCCACAAACAGATGTCACACCATTAAATGCTGGCTGGAGCCAAGTAACTGCTACTTTAGCAGACTGGAATGCAGCTGAGTATTCAGACATTTTCATGCAACAAAAAGTGAACTTTGACGAAAGACAAGAGTTAGTGCAATTAGTGGCTAACGCTATTGGTCGTCGTCAAGACCAAATGATTCTTGATGCACTTGCTGCTTCATCTACATCATTAACTGTTGGTAACGACATTGGCACAGCAGACTCTAACCTTAACGTAGCTAAATTACGTGAAGCTAAACGTCTATTAGACAAAAACAACGTTCCACCAGAAGGTCGTCACATTGTTATCCATGGTAACAACTTGTCATCATTACTTTCAGAAACAGCAGTAACTTCTTCTGACTTTAATACAGTTAAAGCTCTTGTAGCTGGCGAACTTAATACATTCTTAGGTTTCACATTCCATGTATTAGGTGATCGTTCAGAAGGTGGTTTAGCAATCGATGGTTCTTTAGACAGAACAGTATTTGCGTTCCATAAAGATTCTATTGGTTATGCAGAAGGTATTGCGCCTAAGACAGAGATCAATTACATTCCAGAAAAGACATCATTCCTTGTGAATGCAATCTTCTCTGCGACTGCAACAACGATCGATGCTGAAGGTATTGTTCAACTCACATGCCGTGAATCAGCATAATTTAAGGAGATAATAACATGGCTTATTCATCAACTGGTTTATCTGCTGCTGGCGGTCAATCTAAAGCTGGTAATGCACCACAGCTTTGGACATACTCTAGCGCAGACGCAATTGCTACAGTAAACACAAGCGGCTATTTTAATAGCGCAGCTTCTTTACTTAAAGTTGGCGATTTAATTTATGTATACGACACAGTAAACGTGCTTGGTCATTTAGTATATGTAAATGCTAACAGTGGCACAGTAGTAGACGTAACTAATGGTCTAGCTGTAACTGATACAGACTCAGATTAATTAGAGTAGTAAATATGTAACTTTGGGTAAGGTGGGTGTTTAGGCACTCACCTTATTCTCACATCTGGAGATAGAGTATGGCAGCTGGAGATTCAGCATTATCAGTTTGTTCTGATGCACTAATATTGTTAGGCGCGAAGCCTATTGCTTCTTTTACGGAAGGCACTGACGAGTCATCTGCTTGCGATAGACTTTATGCAGATGTAAGAGATCAAGCTTTAACTTTATATCCATGGTCATTTTCATTTAAAAAAGTTCAATGTGCTAGACTGGTCACTACACCGGTTACCGAATACAAATACGAATATCAACTTCCAGCAGATAGATTAGCTTCACCAAGAGCAGTTTATGATGCTAATGAAGTAGGATCGCCAGTT